TGGCGAACAGCTGCTCGAACAGGTGCGCTTCGACTTCGTACGGTTGTCCTGGGAAGATGCCTAAGCCTTCGACCATGTCGCCGCCGAACATGACATGCGCTTCTTTGACTGGATGATCGGCCCGTTGGATCTCGGTCATCGTGCCGATCTTCTCGGCGAACCGGCCGATCCGCCGCCGGCAGGTGTCGATGTCGTAGTCGGAGGTTTGTTTGCCGAGCTGCCAATCCGTCGCATGAATGAGCGCGACCTCAGCGTTTTTGCGCCGTGGGTCGCTCTTCGGTTTGGGAACGCTTGAAGCGCGGCCAAGTGTGACGGCCGCGTCCTTAGCGGCCTGATAGACGGCTTCAACGATTGCTTCGGACTTGGCGTGCGCTTTGCGGGTGGCGCGTTGCTGTCTGACCAGCGCGTCGCGGAGCTCCTGCAGCTCTACTTCCTGGTCGAAATCATCGAGCATGAGCCCGTCGCCATTGTGCGATCGGATACTCAGAGATCTCGTATCCCCATTTTTTCAGCACCGCTTTGATCGTCGGTGTGCTGTATCCGAGATCCATGAGCGCGGCATGGAGCGCTTGAGATCGTTCGGTGTCGAGCTCGTCGAGGATCTTCTCAATCTTCGGTGTTGGTGGCTTCGGGCGTGCGGCGTCGAAGTCGGACATGTCTGGCACAGTTGCCTCCTTGTGCTAGTTGAACAAAGCCTTCCAAGTCTTGGGGCCGACAATGCCGTCAACGGTGAGGGCTTGGTCGGTTTGAAAGGCTTTGACAGCTGCGTCGGTCTTCGGGCCGAAGATGCCATCGACGGGGCCGACGTTGTAGCCGAGCGTCTTGAGCTCACGCTGAATCAGTTTGACGCGATCCTTGGCTTTCGATCCTCTGCGGACTGACTGTCCAGGGTACGAAGGCACCGCGGCCGGCTGAGTGGTCTGTGGCGGGCCGGACACGATGCGCTCCGAGATCGGTGACGCCCAAGTCCAAGTGTCGGGTGTGACCTCGATGTGCAAATGATCGTTTTGTGCTCCAGGCGGACGGCCGATCCAGCCGCGGCCTACTTCCCAGTAACGCTTCGCCCAGTAGTCGTGAATGCGCTGAATGCCGAGCACTTCATGGTGCTCGATGAGCCACGGGATGACGTCTTGCTCGACGCATTGACGGGATGGTGCGGTCGGATGACCGTCGTCGCGACGGTAACTCAAGTCCTGAGCTGCACCGAAGGCGTGCGATGACCATGCGGTGCCGCCGCGGATCGGACGCCGGCCATAACAACCAAGGTTCCAGAATCCCCAGCGCTCCTCGAGGTACTTTCGGATCTGGATGAGGTTGGGTGAGCAAGTGTCGAACGGGTGACGTGGCGTGTCCCGTTGCCAACTGTGATATCTCAAGACTTCCGTCCGATGATCGGAGTGACCTCGTCGCCGCGGCGCGCGGCGATGCCGTTGCCGACCGCATAGCCGGCGATCATCCCGATCAGACCGGTGCCGGCTGACTGGTCGACGCTGTTCGTGGCAAGCAAGACGGTGACGCATACCAGGGCGACGAGGGCGATCATGGCTTTCGACGGGTTTGCGATGTTCATCGGTCGAATCCAATCCATAGACAGACAATCACGATGGCGCTGAGAACGACAGCAAGGCCGAGCGTCTTGGCATCGTCGTTCGTCACAATCATGCTTGGTGGGACTGGCGGGTCCGGTTGCGGATTTGACAGCGCGGTCGGCTGATCGCATTCGCCGCAAATGACGGGGTTCGGGTCGCCGAAAACATAACGCGGGACGTTATGCCAACGGCAGGTGCTCGTGGTGCAGGTTGCTGTAATCATGCGAGTTGGTAGATGAAGGACATGCGCAACTGATAGCCGGACGCCCAAGTGAATGGTGAGGTTGCGTTGATCGGGTCGCGGTCGATGTAGGTTCCGTCGATCGTGAACACATACGGGGTGATTTCACCTGGCGTTGCTTGACACATTCCGATGCGAAGATCTCCGCCGCCCAGAGAGTACGAGTGTCCAATGATCATCTTTTCGACGATCGCTGATCCGATCGGGTGATTCATCTCGACCGAACCAGTTATCGAGGTCGTCGATCCGAACAATGTTTCACCTTGGACAAGAACCAAGTCGTTGACTTGTGTGTAGTACCAGGTTTCCGTCGCGTTTCCTGGCGTCAAGTTGTTCCAAGACGGCGTGAACGCGGTCGCTTCGCCAATGCTGTTGAGCTGCGCGGCAGTCAGGACTTGGCCCGAGGTGAATGGGAATGGGCTAGCCATAGGTGCTCCTTATCCTAGAACATTCGATCCGTCGAGCACACCATAGGTGGCATCATCCAAGATGAGCTCGTAAACGATCGTGGTGGGGCTTGTGTAGAACCTGACGACATGGCCGGCGGTGGTGTCGATGTAATGTTCGATGCCTTCAACGGCGAGTTCCTGGGCGAGCTGCGTGGTAGTAGCGCCGTTGATGAACTCTTTCTCGATTGAGATGGTGTCGCCGATGTCGACGGTTGAGATCGTGTCGCGTTGGCCGTCGGTCAGTTGCGCGAAAGCAACCTCGACGGCGGTGAATGTCGGTTCGGGGTAGCCGTTCAACAGGTAGTCGGCGAGGTTTTGGGCGTCGGCGTCGGTGTCGAGCAGGCTTGCTGTAATCGCTTTGGACTGGATGAAGTAATCGCCTTGGCTGGCTGTGTCCGCGGCAGTCTTGAACTTGTTGTTGATGGTCTGGACCAACACGAGGTTGACGACTTTGTCGGCCCCGAACGAAATGTCGACATTCCGATACGGGTAATCGGTTCCGCAATCACAGAACGAAACAACTGGCGCTGACAGGGTCTGGCCGATGCGCTCCTGGAATGTCAGCACGCCTTCACGATCAATGAATAGTCGGCCTTGTTCGGCTTCGTTGACCAGCCGCAAGTAGTCGAGGGCGATGTCGCCGAGCTGCAGGTTGTAGTCGCCGCCGCCGCCGACTTCGACGGTGCCGGTTGCGATGTCGCGGGCCGCGCCGGACGGGTAGTCGACTTCGGCGAGATCGAGGACGGCGTTGATGCGGGCGCCGGTGTACTGCTTGGAAACGCTGGTGTCGTCGAGAATGGTTTGGGCGAGCAAATAGAAATCGTCGGAGCAAGTGACGCTGACGGTGTCCTCGCCGTCCAAACCGAACTGGTAGTCGTAGTCCGTGATCCGGCCGGCGAACAGCAGCTCGTTCTCACGCTTGAGGCGCACTTGGCGCATCGGGGCAAGTCCTGGCTCGGTGTTGGTCGTGTCGTAGTACGGGCCTTGGTTGGCGAACGGGTTGAAGACTCCGCCGGCGGCGGTGTCGTCCAAGATGAAGTTCATGGTGCCGGCGCCGAACTGGTCAGAGGTGTCGCGTCGGCCTCGTCGGAGTCGGATGCTTCTGGCTCCGCTGGTGACGTCTGCGTAGCCGGTGGCGCCGTCCAAGACAAATGTGGCGTTGTCTAAGACGCCTTTCACTGGGTCGTCCAGGGTGAAACTGCGGACGAGGTCGCCGGTGTCGATCTCAAGCGTGTAGTCGCCGGACTGGACGATGGTGGCGCTCACAACCGAAGCACTCCAATGGCGGCGGATCCTGAAGCGCGGTTGTATTTCCGGATGCTGTCAACGACGACTTTGCCGATTTCCTCGGTCGGTGTCGGCGTGTTCACGTTCACGACAATGTTTTGACCGGCTCCAGCGGCCGCAGGGGCCGGCGCGGAGATTGTCGGCACCGGAGGTGCGATCGGCGTGCTTGCGACGAATCCAGAGCCTCCTAGGGCGGCCTGAAGGTCACCGAATGACGGGATGCCGCCGCCCATTGCTGGTGTGCCTTCGGCGCGTGCCAGGCGTAGGCCTTCGGCGAGCCGGTTTGCTTTTTCGATTGCGATGTCGAGCTGGCCGGTGTCGACCAAGATTTTGAGCTCTGACTGAACGGTCTGCGGAATCGTTCCGTACGTTTCGATCAGATTGATCAGTTCTTCGTAAACCTTGCGGTTGGCTTCTTCCCATTCGCGGCTACCGACCGCGTTAGTTTCTGCGATTTCCTTGAACTCGGCGACAGCGTCGTTG